CAAGTGCCGGCCTCAAGCCACCATTTGATTTTTTCGCTATCCAGAATCCTAACAGCCTTTTCCAATGCCTCGTCTTTTTCGTTGTATTCAAATTTCCCCATCTTATCGTAGCGAAGTGGGTTTCTAGTATTAAACGAGCTTACGGAATAAGTCACATTCCACTTCCTTCCAAAGAGTCGCCAGCCTACTGGGCGCTCTCTATATTTAAGATATTCTGTATTTTCTTTATTCGAATCATGAATCATGTAAACATCTGGAGTATAGGCCACCTTCCATTTTGAATCATATTTTACCCGGAGAAAAAAATCTGAGTGCTCTAGGGCGGTTTTGAACTGCCTATCCCATTTTACTTTATTCCAAACATCTCGCCGCATCATGAAAACATTAAGAACCAAGTCACAGGGAAAATAATTTATTCCGTCAACTTGTTTCCACTCCGGGTTTTCTATTTTTTCGATGTAATGAGTATCTCCCTCAATCCAGGTATTTGCTTCGTAATGTTGTTCTTTGCCTTTTAGAGTAATAAGAAGCCCTCCGACTATTCCAACTCCAGGCTCGACATCAAGGATTTTCCGCCATTTTTCAAGTTTCGTTTCTTTGGTGAAAACAATATCATCTTCGCATATGATTATATATTTGTATTCATCCGGGATTAGCTTGAGACTCTCATTTCGGGTGCCGGCGACTCCCAAATCAAAAGGAAGCTCAAAAAGAACGCAATTGTGTCGTTCTGCAAAGTTTGTCTTTTTCCCCGATGGCTTCCCATTATCACCAATGAAGATTGGAATATCCTTGTAATATTTCCGGATTGACTTTATACACCGAAACAAAAGCTCATCCCGAAGAAAAGTGGTTACAAGAATAGCTGTATCTTTCATTTTATCGCAAAAATATATGCCAACTTCTCGGAATACATCCTTTTTCAAAATGGTCGAAATGAGCAGGGTAAACCAATGCCTCGGTCAAATTAGTTATATGGCGACCATCACTTGGTGTAAGCTCGTAGCCATCCTCTAAGGCAAAGACAGCTAATCGGCCACATTTAGGGCATTTACGCCATTGAAAACGCCCCTTGATGTCAGTGTAATTTATTTCTTTCATTTTCCGTCAATTCGTTATCATAAAAGCTCAGGTTTGCGTCAATCCATTGACAAAATTTCTTTAACCAACGGTTGCTCGAAAAGAATCTTTTTTCGCCGTTCAAATTCTTCTCTTGTTAAATTGTCAACTCGATTTTTTCGCCACATCCGGGCAGAATACCAATTATGGTAGATTGTGGGTTTGCCAGCGATATAATAATTATCTCCCCATACGCCATCATAAAATTTCTTTTTATTCGGCTCGTATCCAGGTGGAATCCGGAGAACTTCACATCCTTCACTTAGTAAGTCGAAATAAATCTTTCGCCCCACGTCAAAACCTTCCTTAGGAACAAAAGATAATCCCATATCCAAGAAAAACTCCCGCTCAAAAAACATAAAACAAGGGTGAATCGGCTTTCTGCCATCCCCGCCGGCACAAATAAGTTTTCTCTCTTTCTTGGCGATATAAAGCTCAATTAAGTCAAAGTCCCAATCTTTTCGCTGGATATGAGCGTCTATATCCAATACTAAACAGAATCGCCTTTCGGCCTGCTGGAGGGCAAAATCAAGGCCAGGTCCATGACCAAGATTTTTATTCAAGATGAATGCCCGAATATCTTTTGAGCCTTTCTGTTCTTTTAAAATCCACTCAACCGAGCCGTCTTCACTACCATTATCAACCAATATAATTTCATAAGGAAGATGGGTAAATTTCCTTACCGAGGCGACTAAAAGCCTCATCCAATCAAGACAATTACGGTTGACTGTCAGAATGGAAATCATCCTTAAATTTCCAGCCTTTTTATTTCTTCATTATCTCTTTCAGTTTCCTTTCCACCTCGCCCTCATGAGAAAAAAATGAAGGAAAAAGAAATGGACGAGCCCTCATTTTTCTTGTTCCTAGCTCTTGAAACGGAGCATAAAAAACATTTGTCCCAACCGCCACTTCGAATTTACCTGGTTTTGAATCAGGACGGCCTATTCCGTCATCTCTTTTAGCTGGGGCATCAACCGCTCCTCTGGTGGGCCCCCCAGTCCAGTTTATTGATATAGAACCAATTAATCTAGTAGTATCAAAAACGCCTTTTTCTCTAGCAGTTAATTTGGCATCCCGTTGAATTTTAAAGCCTATTTCTTTTAGTGCTTTTTTTGATTCCTCGTCTTTCTTTCTTCCCCATTGCTTCAGATTTTTTTGAACCTGAGCCACACCGTCAATTTTTATTTTAACCGACATCTTAATCTCTCCCTAGCTCCACCACCGCTAATTTCATGTATTTTCCGGCTTCACTCCAATTTTCAACCAGCTTAATTTCAAATATCCGACCGTCTTTTTCTAAGATATCCCCCTCTTTTATCCCCGACCGATATTCCATATAAACATAATAGTCGGGAAAAACCGCTTCTTTGTTATAGGCGATAATCTCAAGTTTTTTAGTCAGCGTCTCAAATCGGCAGGGAACTCGCCGATATAACACCGTATAAGTTGTATCTGAGTAGCCGCCAATCTCATCAACAGTAGAAACATCCTCACGTTTTATAGTGCAAATTGAATCAAGAAGTGCTCTAAAGCTCATTCTTTTTTCTCCCGAAACTCATATATGGTTACTTGGTATTGTTCCCTTTGTTCCAGCCGGGCATACATTTTTACAAGAAACTGAATCAGCTCAAGTATTTCTTCTCGATTGTCAGTTGAAAGATAAATGCTTTCATCCTTTAGTTCTATAACTACCATTAAATATCCACCCTCTTAAAAAGCTGGAGTTGGGAGAGAAGCTCATCCGGCAGGGCATTTTCAAGGTCAGCCAGAGTATAGCTATAAACACTTCCAATTTTTTCTGATTTCACCCCGGAATCTCTTTTTGATTGGTCATATTTGTATTTTACAAGCTCCAGGCAAGCTTGCTCTAAAGCATATGGAATGGTCGTATAGCCTGCGGTATACCAAACGAAAACATTTTGATGGCCGGCATTGAAACCGCCATAGTAATGGAGGATTCCGGGATTATAGAATTCATCCGCCCCGCCTTTGAGAAAATAATCAGTAATATAATCATCTGGGATTTCAATGTAAGCAACATCGGGGTCGAGACAATACATGGCTGGTCGAACAAGAATTTCCAAGGCCTGATAACTCCCGAAATCAGAATCAACCAAGGAACACGTCCAGCCGGATTCATTTTCGATTGCGGTAATTAGGTCATTTATCGTTGAATAATCGGAGATTGTAAGCTCTGTCGCTGAACCATCGGCAGTCAAGATAACTTTAGTGTCCGTTACTTCGACAAAAGCCGAGGTTGTGGCGGTGGTGTTTTTTACCGAAAAAGCATCAGCCCGACCGATAGCCACCCGGGAAACCTGGGTTACCGGATATTCCCGGAGGATTAGTCTTTCCGTCCCTGTGCCGTCATAAACTTCTTTTGTATAACTCCGGCTCTTTAGCTTTCGACTACAGTATCTCTCTATCAAATCGGATGCCCGGTCAATTAACCTTTCTATTAGGTAATTGTCTTTTATTTTGAGTGCCTGCTCGTTGGATGAACCTTTGGCATTTAATTCTCCCGTCACAATCAAATCAGCCGATGAAGCCGAGGAGTGATAAATTAATCCTGCCACCCAATCGGTAACGCTATTGTTAATATAAGTGACCAGCTCTCCCAGGGTATCATAACTAGCATTTGTTAAATCAATTTCAGTGGTGCTTAAGTCGGTTAAGACAAGTTTATTTTCTTGAACCTCTACGGTAGCAGTTGAGTTTGCACCATTATAATATATCCAGAAGGCATCCCGGCTTACATCTTCACCGATATAAGCCAACGCCTCGTCTAAGCTAGTTAGCGCGTATGTTCCTACTGCCATTTTCTATTTCCTTTATTTCTTCTGAGTATTCTTCCCACAAGTCACCCATTACCCCTTGAGGTTCATCATCTTCTGGCGTAAAAAAGACAAATTCATATTCCGATGCCTCATCTTGAGTCTTTATTTTTCTGGGTGTTTTTCTTGTTTTCTTTTTATCGGTCTCTATTTTTGCCACACCATACACATCCACAAGATAATGAACCGTAGTCGGCGAAAGAGTATAATGGAGTTGATTTTTCTTGTAGGGCCCCCAATCTTTTATGAACCTAAGCTTGGTCACTGACATCATGACCCCCTTTTGTTTCTTTTGGCTCTTCAATCATCTTATTCCTGGGAGAAAACCTAAAAAATTTAATCCTCTCTCTTTTTCTGAATAGCCCTTTTGGTTTTTTCTTTTTTGCCATTTTCCTTTTTCTAGCTCAGTTAAGAAAAAGCCGGGTAGGGGAGAGGCCACAATAAGGCCTTCCCCCACTGGCTTAATCTTCTATCTCACAAAGGCCTTATGGCAAGCTGGAAGAACCGTAGCGTGCTCTACCTTGAAGCAGAATACCGGCAATATATTCTTGCCCATCAGCATCATCAGTGCTCACTCGGAAACCAACATAACGATAACCAGAACTAAGGTCTTCAGCTCGAACCTCAGCTTGGAGAACATCCTTTACGGAAGTCCCGGTAGAGGTAAAGGTATCGGTTTTTCCCGAGATGGCTGTCGCATTAGTTCCGCTGGAATCGGTTGCCTCAAGTAACTGCAGGGTAATTTTCTGGCCATTAGCAACATTTGTAGCAGTTACATAAGCTACAGCTACATCGTAGTATTTCATGTCAACATAGGTAGCAGTTTCCACCTTGTCATTGGTCTCCCCTCCCAAAGCAGAGGAAAAGACACCATAGGCCGGTTTATAATTTTCTTTGAACTTGTGCATTTTTCTACCCTCCTAGAATTTATGAAGAAGTCGTCAAACAAACAAATGGTGAAAGTGTGCTTCCCCCTCGTTTTGGAGTAATGGCGGCCTTTAGGATAGGCTGACCATCTACCCGAAGGACGACTTTCCAGAATGTTTCATTCTGAAGAAAGCCATAACTCCCACCATAATTTACGTGTTTTGACGACGCCACAATTATTTCTCTGTCGAATATAACGTATTGTCCGAAATCAGCCAGAATTATGTCGCCCGTTGCTCCCATTGCGGAGCATTTCTCCGTGACAATAATCGGCCGGCCAAGAATCTGCATATTTGCCAAGTCAATCACAGAAGCAGAATTAGCCACTGAAGCCTGAAGCTCTACCAGTTCTGATAGAACACTCTGATTCATTAACCAAACTGCAGTCTGCCAGCTTCCCGGAAGCAGTCGTTCAGCCATATTCCCAATATCTGCTACATCAATTTTGGAATTGGCCGTTCTAGTCACGGAAATCATCGCATCGGAATTCATAATTCCTAGCGGTTGTCCAGAACCAGTCCCCCAGATAAAAGCTTCATCCTCGTAGAATCGGATAGCTCGACCAAAGGCTTGAAGGAAAAACTGCTCAAATTTATCAACATCCGCTTCAAGACTATTTGAAATAAAAGTCCCAGCAACTGCCTCATGAGCCGTAAGCTTCAGATTGCCTAGCGAGGGATCGGAAGCAACAGCCCCCTTCTCGCCGGCTTCTTCAAGCCATGTAATTGTAATTCCCCCGAAAAGGGAAGAACTTCTGTCAGAATCAACAAGGACTCGAACATTTAGCGTGTCGGTATCGCCAGATATCCGAATAGCCCGGCTCCGCACAATAGAATTTTCAAAGGCGGCGGAAAGAATCTGGTCTGCCCATTTTTCAGGGACGAGGACACCGCCCGCTGAGTCGGTGCCCTCATTCATTGTTTTTCGGAACAATTCGTCTATTCGACTATCTCTTGTCTCGCCTGTTAAGTATTTCCGGGTGGCGACAAGAAACTCACCAAGACTGCGAAACCCACCCGTTCGTTTTTCTTCACTCATCACGTCACCTCATTAACTAGTGCTGGAAAGAATCACAAAGGGAGACAGAGTGTTGGTGCCATTCCTTGGAGTGATGGCACTCTTGAGCCAAGGCTGACCATCTACTCGGATTACGAATCGCCAAGCAGTGCAATTGGTGGTGAAGTAAACATGAGGCGAAGCATCAATGGTCAAGGCCTGGCGATCTCCGATGAGGTAGTAGCCGAGGTCGAATACGCCAATATCGCCCTCAGAGCCAAGAGCACTCATCTTTTCGGTCACAAAGAACGGCCGGCCAAAAATGGTGCCAGGAATGGATTGAGCGGCACCCTGGTCACGGTTAATCCACACGAGATTATGCCCGCTGGACTGAGCGGCATTTCCGGCACCCATCTTCATTAGCTCAGGAAGAACCTCATGGTTGAGTA